TTCATTGTTGAAAAGAAGTCCAACGGGGCTGCGCTGTACCAAGAGTTCCGCCGGATGGGTGTGCCCATCAGTGAGTTCACGCCGGGTAAAGGCCAAGACAAAATCAGCCGTGTGAACGCCGTAGTAGATTTGTTTTCATCAGGTATTGTGTGGTGTACTGAACATCGTTGGGCACAAGAGGTTGTGGAGGAGTGCAATGACTTCCCAGCCGGTACCCATGATGACTTGGTGGACTCGACTACTCTAGCCCTCATGCGCTTTCGGCAGGGAGGGTTTATCCGTTTGCCGACTGATGAGCCTGAGCCAACGACGTGGTTCAAAAGCCACAGGCGCGAGGGGTATTACTGATGGCTACGCAGAAGTTTATGGGACGAGGCCAGCTGATTGATCGACTCGCCGCACAGGTTGGGTCACGTGATATGGCCTTGGACATTTTAAAGAAGCGCGGACACGTCAACGCCAAAGGCGAGCTTACAGAAGAAGGTCGCAAGCGAGACAAGATGACCGCAGAAGAGAGGGCGAAAGATCGGGCTGCCAAACGACTGGATAAATCCCCAAGCAGCTTCGACTACAACCCGAGAACTAACACTGCCAAATTGAGGACACGCTAATGGCCGTTGATAAAAGTTTGATGGAGGCTCCCCAAGGCATCGCGGCTATGGCTGCGGAGATGGAGCCGATTGAGATTGAGGTTGTGGACCCTGAAGCCGTTCGCATCGGTGTAGATGGTGAAATAATTGAACTGATGAAGTCCGAGCCACGTGCTGAGGACTTTGACGCCAACCTTGCAGAGTTCATGGGCGAGAATGAACTCCAACTCCTCGCATCAGAGTTGATTGGCAACTACGAGCAAGACCTCGCCAGCCGCAAAGATTGGCTGGATACCTACGTCAAAGGTTTGAAGATCCTTGGCATTCGCTATGAGGATCGTACTGAGCCGTGGCCGGGTGCGTGTGGTGTGTTCCATCCCCTCCTGATGGAGTCAGCGGTCAAGTTCCAGTCTGAAACGATCATGGAGACCTTCCCAGCGATGGGTCCGGTCAAGACCAAGATCATCGGCAAGGAGACTCCGGAGAAGAAAGACTCAGCCATTCGTGTCCAAGACGACATGAACTATCAGTTGACTGAAGTCATGAAGGAGTACCGTCCTGAGCACGAGCGCATGTTGCTCAGCATGGCCTTGGCAGGTAACGCCTTCAAGAAGGTGTACTTTGATCCGTCACTCAATCGTCAGACTGCGGTGTATATCCCGGCTGAAGATATCGTGGTGCCGTATGGCGCAGCGAACTTGGAGACAGCAGAGCGTGTTACGCACCGGATGCGTAAGACGAAGAATGAACTAAAGAAGCTCCAGTATGCGGGCTTCTACCGTGATGTGGATCTGGGCGAACCGATGCGCGTCATGGACGAAGTGGAGAAGCAGAAGGCGGAGGACCAAGGGTTCTCAGCCAGTATGGACGACCGATTCCAACTCCTTGAGATGCACGTCAGCATTGACTTGCCGGGATACCCGGATGTTGACAAAGACAACCATGAGACTGGGATAGCTCTTCCATACGTAGTAACCATCGAGAAAGGCACCGGTACCGTTCTGGCTATTCGGCGCAACTGGAGGGAAGATGACTCGCTCAAAGAAAAAAGACAGCATTTCGTCCACTACGGATACATACCGGGCTTTGGATTTTACTACTTCGGTCTCATCCACCTCATCGGGGGGCACAGTAAGGCTGCCACCTCGTTACTTCGTCAACTCATTGACGCCGGAACCCTCTCTAACCTACCGGGAGGTCTCAAATCTAGAGGACTCCGGATTAAAGGAGACGATACTCCCATATCTCCGGGCGAGTTCCGAGACGTAGATATACCTTCGGGCGCGATCCGCGACAACATCCTCCCGCTGCCGTACAAGGAGCCTTCGCAGACTCTCGCTGCCTTGATGGACAAGGTGGTGGAGGAAGGCCGTCGCTTTGCTGCGGTGTCGGATCTGAAGATCTCGGATATGTCGTCGCAGGCTCCGGTCGGTACGACGTTGGCGATCTTGGAGCGAGTGTTGAAGGTGATGTCGGCTGTGCAGGCCCGCATCTACTACGCGATGAAGCAGGAGTTCAAACTTCTCGCTGCGATCATCCGAGACAACACGCCAGATTCGTATTCGTACGAGCCGGAAGTCGGTAGCCCGAGTGCGAAGAAGGCTGACTACGATGATGTTGATGTCATTCCGGTCAGTGATCCGAACGCGGCAACGATGTCGCAGAAGATCGTGCAGTACCAAGCAGTGCTGCAGTTGGCTCAGTCAGCACCAGACATCTACGACATGCCGTATCTGCACCGGCAGATGATTGAGACGTTGGGCATTCGTAACGCCAACAAAATCGTACCTTCTTCTGATGAGATGAAGCCTGTTGATCCTGTGACGGAGAACATGGACATCATGAACTCCAAACCGGTCAAGGCGTTTTTCTACCAAGACCACGAGGCTCACTTGCAGGTGCACATGATGGCAATGCAAGACCCAAAGATTCGTCAGGTCGTGGGGCAGAACCCGAAGGCGCAAGAGATTATGGCGGCGGCGGCTGCTCACATCATGGAGCACGTGGCGTTCCAGTACCGCAAAGAAATCGAGAAACAACTCGGTGCATCGTTACCTCCAATGCCCGATGGCGAGAAGGACGAGACATATCTGCCAGAAGCGGTCGAGTTGGAGGTGTCACGCCTTGCAGCGCAGGCTGCGGCAAAACTTCTTCAGAAAGACGTGGCCGAGGCTCAAGCTCAGCAGATCGCACAGCAGCAACAAGATCCTGTTATCCAAATGCAGCAGATGGAGCTACAGATCCGTCAGGCCGAGTTGCAGCTTAAACAACAGCAGATGCAGATGGATTCTCAGGTTCGTCAAGCCGAGTTGCAGCGCAAAACGCAGGAAATGCAGATTGAAGCGGCTGCCAAGGCTGATGAGATTGAACTCAAGAAGAGTGAAGTACAAGGACGCCAGCAGATAGAGATGGCTCGTCTGCAAAGCGACTTGCAAAAACACCGTACAAACCTGTCGGCCAAGCAGCAGGCAGAGGGAGTACGCATGGGCATTGAGATCGGCAAAGCGAAGGAGTCTTCGCAGGAACGCCGTATGCAGGCGCAACAACGTCAACAGACGCAGAAACCACCAAAGAAGGAGGAGTAAATGTCTTACAACAACGCTCTGGAATACTTGGAGTCAAGAATCCAAGAAGAGCGCATGACGATAGTCGCATCCGTCACTACAGGGAAACTGTGTGAAGGCGAATACAAAAGGCTATGCGGGGCGTTACAGGGTCTCGACCTCGCTGTTAGCTACATCAAAGACCTTGCAAAGAGGATGGAAGAAGAGTGAGTAACATCGACGTAGAAAAAACACAGGAAGAGGCTGCTAAAGCCAAGCTCCTGCCCGACCCGAAAGGCTACCGAATGCTGTGTGCGGTACCGCACGTAGAAGAGGAGTTTGATGGCGGCATCATCAAAGCAGACGACACCAAACGAGTTGAAGAGCAGACCACCGTAGTCCTGTTCGTCATCAAGATGGGTGATCTTTGCTATGCGGACAAGGACCGGTTCCCCACTGGTCCGTGGTGCAAAGAAGGCGACTTTGTACTGACCCGTCCGTACTCGGGCACCCGCGTGGTTATCCATGGTCGGGAGTTCCGCATCATCAACGACGACACGGTAGAAGCGGTGGTCGATGACCCCCGTGGCATCCGTCGCGCATAAGGAGTAGACCATGCCTGAAGAATTTAAATTCCCAGATGAAGTCGCAGAGAACAAGGTTGACGCTAATCTGGATAACAATGATATTGAGGTTAAGGTGGAGGATGACACCCCACCAGAAGACCGTGGCCGTAAGCCCCTGCCCAAGGAGGTAGTGGACGAGCTTGAGAATGATGACCTTGAGGAGTATTCCGAGAAGGTCCGCAAGCGCCTCTCCCAGATGAAGAAGGTCTGGCACGACGAGCGACGCGAGAAAGAGCGCACCGCCCGTGAACGAGAAGAAGCACTGCGTTTTGCTCAGGCTCAGTTTGAAGAGAACAAGCGCCTGAAGGAGCGACTGGGCGTGGGCGAGAAAGCCTATATCCACGAGATTACTAAGGCTGCGACCAACGAACTTGCCACGGCGAAAGAGAAGCTGAAGTCGGCGTATGAGGCTGGCGATGCTGAGCAGATCACACAGGCTCAGGAGCTTTTGACGGAGGCCAAACTGCGGCTCCGTGAGTACGAAAAGTTTAAGCCCTCTTTACAAACTCAGAATTCAAGCGTACAACCAAACCAACAGGTAACGACACCGCAAGTGCAGCCTGCCCCAGCCGTAGACCAAAAGGCCGAGGCGTGGAAGCAGAAAAACACTTGGTTCGGTGTGGACGAGGAGATGACTGCCCTCGCGCTCGGCCTGCACGAAAAACTAGTCCGGTCTGGTGTAGATCCTCGCAGTGATGACTACTACCGGCGAGTCGATGAAACCATGAGGAAGCGTTTCCCTGAGTCTTTTGAAGACGCGGAGGAACAACCTCAAACGAAGCAGGGTGAAAAGCCTGCTCGCGCCAAAACAGCTAATGTTGTGGCTCCAGCTACGCGGTCCACCGCGCCTCGTCAGGTACGCCTGACACCGACTCAAGTTGCCCTAGCCAAAAAACTTGGTTTGAGCAATGAACAGTACGCACGTGAACTCATGAAACTGGAGAACGACAATGGCTGATAACAGACTCGACCGTGAAGTTGAAAACAGAACTTCATCGCAGCGCAAGGCGACTTGGACTCCCCCGCAGACGCTTCCTTCCCCGAAGCCGCAACCGGGTTGGGTCTTCAGGTACATCCGGACTTCGATCATGGGTAATGCAGACCCATCGAATACCGCAGCAAAATTCCGTGAAGGTTGGGAGCCTGTAAAGGCTGAAGATCATCCGGAGTTGATGCACGTTTCCGATCCGAATTCCAAATTTAAAGGGAACATCGAGATCGGTGGATTGTTGTTGTGTAAGGCACCGGAAGAGCTAATGAAGCAGCGTGATGATTATTACGCTCAGCAAGCAAAGGCTCAGATCCAGTCCGTAGATAACAACTTCATGAGGCTGAACGACGAACGGATGCCGCTGTTTAATGAACGCAAGTCCAGTACCTCGTTCGGTAAAGGTAAATAATTTTCTTTTTGGAGTGACAAATGGCATATCCCACTGTTGACAAGCCGTATGGCTTGAAGCCGGTCAATCTGATCGGCGGGCAGGTGTTTGCCGGTGCAACTCGTCAGCGTCGTATTGCTTCCGGTGCGTCAAGCATTGGTT